AGGGAAGGATGCAAAGGAGGCATTGAGCGAAAAACTCACAAATAATAGTCACATTGCTTTGGGAACAGAGGGATTTCTGGATTTAATGGGTTGGAATCGTGATTTAACTGAAAGGCACAAGAGCCATCCCCTCTTTAGTGGGAGAAGAGAGCCTTTGATTAACAAGTCTATCATGCGAGGTATTCTCAAAAATCTAAAGCACGCAACTGGTCTTTCGCTTAGTGCAAAACAGATGAGGTCAGCAATGGGAGCACATATCGTTAATCATGGACCAAAGTCTGAAGACATTTCTGATGAAGAGCGAGAACACTACTTAGATGTTGAAGGAAGGCTCAAGGGATTAGGATTTCCACAAGGTAGGCGCATATTTGCGCATAGAGGAGGGCTTGGAAGAGAACTTTCAACTTATGTGGATATGATGCATGATTTTCATGCCGATGATATTGATTGGAATAAGGGAGAGGGAATATCGTCAGAGTTAGGAGACAGAGAACAAGAGGGGTCTGGAAAAGTTATTCCTAATAACGATACGTTGGGACTTTGGGCACGTGCTCATCCTCATTTCCTTCCTTATGGGCAGAACTACCACGATACTCCACATGGTATTATGTCTATGACTGATACAAATACTCACGCATTACACAGGATAGGAACTGCAAGACACCCCGGAAGAAATATCAAGACGAACAGTTCACAATATCTTTCGACTCGCAGTCCTTACTTTATGGCTCGATTTATGCACGAAAACCCATCTCCACAGAATTTTGTAATGGAAACAAAGAACCTAACTACAAGAGACCTCATGGCTCATCATTTCAATTCTCATAATTTTGCTACTATGACTAATACAGCAAAAGAATGGAAGGAACCTCCTTCAAAATACAAGAAAGATAAGGATGGCGAACTCGTGCTTGACAAAGATGGCGAGCCGATATTATCAAACCGCAAGGGATGGACTGATGAAGAGATAGCACGAAGAGTGCAGCCGGGAGATTATGGAATAAGAAGAGTAGCAGCATTAGCGCGTCTACAAGCCCACGCCAATGGCAGGCGTAACGCTTTTGGTAATCCCGGTGAAAGAATGCATACGACCTTGAAAGATTTAGAGGATAACCCAAGTTTCCGAGCATCTCCCGATATGGATGCAATGGATTACTTAGCAGAGATGCCTCACTTCAAAGGCTCAAATATCCAAGATAGGCTTGACCCCGGTTTATTGGATGAGTTGGAAGACTTCAATGTCATACTCGATGAGATGAAGTCGAAGAATCCTCCAGAGGAATTGCCTGCAGACCATCCAATAATGAGACGATACGACAATCTCATGGCGAAGTTCAACAAGGTATACGGGGATGAGATAATACGAACCAGTAGGGGTGCATACGGTGGGAGGCAAAAGCAAACATCATACGGTTGGCGTGATAAGGACGAGGATGTTATGCGAGGCGACAAAAAGGCTGTTACTAATTATGCTCGTGATGTCTTAATTCCAGAAGTTCTCAAAGCCCATCCTTCTGCATATCATCCGTCTAATCCTAAAGCGCTTGCTAATGTCGCCGCCACACTACAAGGCGCTATGAGGAGTATTTACAAGAAAGGGGGAGGAGGTCTTACTACTTCTGCTGCTTGGATTAGGCCTGCTGGCTCAAAAGCCGCATTATATGCTCCAGAATACAAGAAAGATGCGGATGGTGAACTCATACTTGACAAAGATGGTGAGCCGATATTAACAAAGAGGATTTCATCTGATGAGCAATATAGATTGGCTTCTTTGATGCAGCAAGGTGAAGTCGGAAGCAAGATAATTGGGGATGAGTCAATACATATGATTCTGAAGAAACTCGGTTTGCCAGACGATACTCCCCATCGCAAACATGTAAAGCACATGATGAAGACACACGGTGGTGATTTTACTGCTGCTACTCTCGGCCAATTAGCAACAGCAGGTATAGATTGGCAGTCGAATTATGAGAAGGATGAGAGGGGAAAGTATGTTCTCGATAAGGATGGGAGGAAAATCCCAGCAGCATCTCCATTTAAGAGTTTGAAAGGGGAAGATATCCATACATTTTTAGACGATAAAATGAAAGAACTTCAGGAGAGTTATCCAACTTCGGCAGCAACTGGACGTGAGAGCACAGAATACCAAGTAACACAACGCGCCTTACGAAGTGCATGGGACAAAACCCATAAGGGCCATATTGCATTGAGAGGAATTAGAAATGTTGTGAATCTTCAACCTGACTTATTGAAGGGCTATGGATTAACCTTCCAATCTTCTCCTAACTACAGTAGGAAGAATCCAATGATTGCTCAACAGAAAGTTTCAGGCGAGCCTTTGGGGGATAGGGAATTGTTGTTCTCCCACAGAGATAAGACTGGCGATAGGAGAGATTTAACTGATATGAAGAATATAGCAAACAGCATTCTCGTATTCGATGAAGGGGCATTGCAGGGAGAAACACTTCAAGCCAAGTTCGACCCTTTCGAGGGAAAGAAAGCGGTAGGATGGTATGACGATGTTCCAATCGAATCACATGATAGCGGAGAAGGGGCTATTCCTCATGACCACTACATCAGTGGAGGTATGGATGATGGTTATCTCGTCACACCAGAAATAGGAATTGAACACGATGAAGACGACAACATCGTCGTAGGCACTAATGCTACTGAGGGCTATTATCACACCGTACCATTCCAAACGTTACAGATGATGTTTCCACACTATAACAATGAGCATATACAAACTTTGATTGATAGCCACCCAGTTGAAGAAACGACCTTATCTAATCAACAAACTCCATCCAGTGATACGGGATATCCACCATCAGCGGATTTTCCATCTGTTAGATACAGTGAACCAATGCATATTTCCAATCTGTTGTTGAAGGACAAAGCAGAGTTACCGAAGCAAGTTCCGCTCATTGACCCCCTTCATAGGATATTCGACATTGAAGATTTGAAGCAATTGAGAGGATTCACTGGTGAATGGGTCGTCTCAATTCACAAGGATGGAAAAAGATGCAAAGTGCAATGCAAGAAGAATCGTGTGACCGTATTCGACGATAGTGGCAATAAACAATCAATGAGTGAGAAAATGAGGAATGCTTTCAAACAAATCGGAAAGAAGGATTACGTAATAGATGGCGTAATGCAAGACGGAGAGTTCCACGTTAATGATATTCTACTCTATGATGACGATGTCGTATACGACCTCTCTACGCGTGAGCGCATTAAAGTGTTAAGGGGACAGTTCGATAGTTACGACCCTGTTTACATACCCAGCCCGTCTGATATTAGAATTACAGATGAAGTTGGTTTGGAGAATGCAGTGAAGGAGTTGAGTAAGGAGTCTGACAAGATACTCTTGAGAGATGCAAAGTCCACATACATGAAGGGAGAAGAAAAGCACCCTAAGTGGGTTCTATTGGCAAAATCGGACATAGAGTTCCACATACCTTTCTCTATGGAGATTGATGATAGTCACTTCATTATACATCTTCCAGAGGACTTAGTGAAATACGAGATAGTAGATGGGGAGGCAATCGAGCCAATAGCAGCAATAGGTAGTCTTACTGATTCAGATTACTCTCTACGCCTCGCTAAGAGTCTTGAGCCTTATTGGAAAATAGCATTAAGTGAGATGTTAAAGGAAGAAACCGAGATAGAGCCTGAGATAGATGAGGAGAGGATAGAGGAAGAGAGTGCTGGCATACTCAAACCAAAGAAAGATAAGAATCTGATAATGAAGCCAAACGATGTTTACAAGACGCTCGTTCTCATAGAACGCGCAATAGATGCAATGGAGAAGGGATTCAGCAATTTGGCTGGAAGAGGTTTTGGATATGATGTGGGCGATGGAACCGAGAGTCCACGCGGCCCTACGAAGTTGGATAGTGAGGAGTCTTTACCGGATTGGGACATGAGGAAACGGCCTACAGAGGATATGGAGAAGCCAGAGGACTATCCCGGTAGACGAAGGAAAGCGAAGAAAAATGCCGAGCAGTCCAACGAATTGGGAGAAAGAAGCCTTGAGGGATAGTCCCGCAGCATTGAAGTAGTAAAGCAATACGTGAGATGATTAGTGTGCTCGGTAGTAAACAACTGTTCAGACATGACGATGAGTCAATCGCCATCCTCAAGGGTGGTAACGACCTCATTGTCGCTGGCTACGCAAGCGTGGAAGTTGTAGACAAGCAAGGCGACGTAATAACAAAGGAGGCATTAAAGGACGCATTTCGTAAGTTCATGGAAAACCCATCTTACAGAAACGTTCAATTAGCGCACTCCAATATACAAGTAGGCGACGTAGTACCAAGTTACACAGATAATGAAGGGAGGTTGTGGAAAAGCGAAGTCGATGATGTCGGGATGTTTGTAGTAGTACAACTCCGTAACGACATCGAGAAGGCCAAGGAAGTCTCAGCAGAGATTAGAAAAGGCGTTCTCAGAGGATTCAGTATCGGTGGTCAAGCGTTCAAAAGGGTTAGAAAATCAGACCCAAAAAGAGGCGACTACCAAGAAATAAGCAAACTGGAACTACACGAAATAACGATTTGTGAAAAAGGCATCAACCCCGAAGCAACATTCAGCATTCTAAAAGAAGATACGGAAGTGAACAATATGACAACAGAAAACGACGAAAACGATATGACAAAGCAACTGGGCGACGTTCTAACGCGCTTGGAATCACGTTTGGACGGTATGGAAAAGGGCGAGAAGCCTGCTTTCCTTGAAGACAAGAAGGACGATGACGACAAGAAGGACGACAAGAAGAAAGAGGCGGCGGAGATAACTGAGGAGCCAGTGGAGAAATCCAATGAGTTCTCAGATGTCATTACATCCGATTACTTGAATTGGATGGAAGACACTCTGAAGAGTGGCGGTGTGGACACAGGAGCCGCACGCGCACACTTTGATGGTCTGGAAAAGGCTAACCTCGGTTCCACTCCAGAAGAGATGGCCTCTAACGACCTCCAGCGAACTGGACAGGTTAAGGGACGCGTGCAGGAAGGTGGCAAGCCTTCAACTAACGCACTCGGTAAGACTACTGGTAGTGGCAAGGTTGCGAAGTCTGACTTCATCGACCCTCGTTCACTAACGGACTCAGACATTGAGGCCGCTTACGAAGTTTACAAGGCTGCAGCCCTTGAGAACGAACTACGTGGAAGCCTCGAAGAGCAGTTCTCTACACGCTACACGCACGAGAGGCAGTCCGAGATTGCCAAGGCAGAGGCAGCAGCATTCGATGCACGCAGCCCACTTGAGGCTATTCAGAAGTCCATCGAGGCACTTGGAGAGCGCATTGACGGACTTACTACATCAGCAGAAGCAGGAGAAGATTTCAAGAAGTCCGAGAGCGCCACTGGAATAGTGGTTCCTTCGACTGAGGATTTGGCACTAATGTCTTGGGACGAGGTTCATCAACTGGCCGATAAGACATTGAGCCCGGAGTGAGAATCCACAATACAAAATAGGAGATGAAGAAAAATGGCACGAAACTACGTACGAACAATAACTGACATGGAGCGCTATTACTATGGCGCAGGGAACGCAATGGGGTATTCTTACTCCGGTAGTGAACTACTCAAGGCAGACAGCCCAATGCTGTCTACCACTGGTGGAACTTACCAAGCAATTTATGGACGCAAAGTCTGGTCGCAACTGAACCAAGAGTTCAACGCTTTCAGTATTCTACCCAAGAAGCCTTGGGACCGAAGTGGATGGCGCGTAATCACTGGTCGCCCCAATTCGGGCACTCTACACGGTGGAGTTGCAGAGAACGCAACACTACCTGAGACAGTCAAGCCGACTTTCCAGCACGTTGCTGCAAAGCCTAAGACTATCGCACACACCTTTGATATGTCCGAGACAGCGATTTTCCTCGCTGACAAGGATGATGGCCTCGGAGATATCCGCTCGGTCATGAAGGAAGAAATGGGCAAACATCACGCTGAGATGGTGAACAAGATGCTTTGTACCGATGTCGACACACCTGCTGCTAACAACTTCGAGTCCTTGGACCGAGTTACAGCAGCATACAGCAACAACGCAACTACCACAACTGGTCTGGTTAATGGTCACGACAATCTAAGCGCTGACTCTGACCTCGACATATACAGTATCGACAGGAGTGCAAACTCATGGTCGAACGCTGAGATGAGCAACAACGCAGTGAGCAATGTCTCAACTGACAGAGTTCTTTCTCTCGACTTGATTGACGAGATGTTCCAGAAACTCTGGGTCCGTGGTGGTAACCCCAAGGTTATGCTAACCGGATATGACACACTAATGCGCCTGCAGCAACTATTGCAGAGCCAGCAGAGGTTCATGGAAGAGAAGAGAGTCACCCCCACCTACAACGGTGTAAAGGGTGTTCCGGGAATGGAAGCCGGATTTATCGTGGCTACCTACAACGGAGTCCCAATTATCCCAACCAAGAACATGCTGACGGATTCTATCAGTCGCGTTTACTTCTTAGATACAGATTACCTGCACTTTAGCACAGCAATACCGACCCAATACTTCGAGTCGGGAATTGAGACCGGCGACCCCTTCGCCATCAACAGGCTGGGTCAAGAAGGACTCTACCGAACAATGGGCGAGATTTGGACCACTTTCTTTGGGTCACAAGGAAGTCTGAGGGACTTGAAGTGAGGCCAGAAGGCAGGAATATATACAGGAGATGAAGAAAAATGGCAGA